AAAGAAGCTCCCATGTGTGAATATATTATCATGTCCCTTGATGCTGCAGCAGAGTCTCACAACCGTGCTGACTACACAGCACTTACCACGTGGGGTGTTTTCTTGAACGAAGAGACTGGTATTCATAACATAATACTGCTAAACAGTATTAAGAAACGTATGGAGTTTCCCGAACTGAAGGCTTTGGCTTTTGAAGAATACGAAACGTGGGAGCCAGATTCTTTCATTGTTGAGAAGAAAAGTTCTGGTACTGCTCTATACCAAGAGATGCGTAGGATGGGGCTTCCAGTACAGGAGTATACTCCACATAGAGGATCAGGGGATAAACTTGCACGATTAAACTCTGTTGCTGATATTGTAGCTTCTGAGTTAGTATGGATACCCTCTACTCGGTGGGCAGAAGAAGTTGTAGAAGAAATTGCTGGATTTCCTTTTATGAGCCATGATGACTTGGTTGACTCTACGGTTATGGCTCTTATGAGGTTTAGACAAGGTGGGTTTATACGTTTACCTTCAGACGAACCAGAAGAAATACAGTATTTTAAATCTCGGCAAGGCGGCTATTATTAGGATATATCATGGCTATTGAAAAAGCATTAACACCTCTACCTGAAGAAGATAAAGAGTCTGTTGGAGAAAGTTTGGAAATTGAAATCGTAAATCCAGATATGGTTACTCTGGATGACGGTAGCGTTGAAGTTACACTAATCCCCGGACAGACGGGAAGTAGTAGTGACGCTTTCGATGCTAACTTGGCAGAGTCGCTTGATGAAGGCGTACTTGAAGGATTATCTGATGACTTAGTAGGAGCAGTAGATGCTGACATTGATTCTCGCAAGGACTGGGCGGATGCGTTCGTTAAAGGATTGGATGTCCTTGGTTTCAAATATGAGGAGCGCAGTGAGCCGTGGGAAGGCGCGTGTGGTGTATATTCTACAGTGCTTGCGGAAGCGGCTATCCGGTTTCAAGCGGAGACTATGAGTGAGACTTTCCCAGCATCAGGTCCAGTAAAGACCAAGATTATTGGGGAAGATACAAAAGAAAAAGAAGAAGCTGCTGCCCGCGTTAAAGCGGATATGAATTATGAACTCACAGAACGTATGGTTGAGTATCGTCCTGAACATGAACGCTTATTATATAGTTTAGGACTTGCAGGATCTGCATTTAAGAAAGTGTACTTTGATCCTAACATAGATCGACAGGTAGCAATCTATATCCCACCTGAAGATGTTATCGTGCCTTATGGCGCATCCCATGTCGAAAGTGCTGAACGTGTTACGCATATAATGCGTAAAACCAAGAACGAGCTGAAAAAACTTCAGGTAAATGGGTTTTACAGGGATATGGAGCTTAATGAGCCACAACCATATCATACAGACATAGAAGAACGTAAAGCAGAAGAAGGCGGGTATTCTATAACAGATGATAACCGCTATGCGTTATATGAGATACACGCTGACCTTGTTATCGAAGGTATAGATGATTCTGATGATGAAATTGCAAAACCATACGTAGTTACTATTGAGCGCGGCACTGGCAATGTTCTCGCGGTTCGCAGAAACTGGAACCCCGATGACCCGCTTATGCAGAAGCGTCAGCACTTCGTACACTATGTATATGTGCCGGGATTTGGATTCTACGGTCTTGGGCTTATTCATATTATTGGTGGGTACGCTCGCGCAGGTACGAGCCTCATTCGTCAACTTGTAGACGCAGGTACTCTATCTAACCTTCCCGGTGGTATTAAATCTCGTGGCTTACGTATTAAAGGAGATGATACACCGATTGAACCGGGTGAGTGGCGTGACGTAGATGTGCCATCTGGTAGCATCCGTGACAATATTATGCCACTTCCATACAAGGAACCGTCACAGGTTCTTGTACAACTTCTTAATCAGATTACAACAGAAGGCCGTAGGCTTGGGGCTATCAGTGATATGAATATCTCTGATATGTCGGCCAATGCCCCCGTTGGTACGACATTGGCGCTACTTGAGCGAACCCTCAAGCCTATGGCCGCAGTCCAAGCCCGTGTGCATTATGCTATGAAGCAGGAGTTTAAACTTCTCAAAGCTATCATGGCTGAATATGCACCTGAACAGTATACATATCAACCATACAGAGGGGGGATGAACGCACGTAGAGCAGATTATGACTCTGTAGATGTAATACCTGTTAGTGATCCGAACAGTTCTACTATGGCACAACGGGTTGTACAGTATCAGGCTGTTTTACAGATGGCGCAGTCCGCACCACAAATATATGACCTACCTCAGTTACACAGGCAGATGATAGAAGTGCTTGGAGTAAAGAACGCAGATAAACTTGTTCCTACAGAGGACGATGCACTACCAGTCGATCCAGTAAGCGAAAACATGGCTGCACTTGTAGGCAAGCCCATGAAAGCGTTTTTGTATCAGGATCACGATGCTCATATCGCTACACATACGGCATTTATGCAAGATCCTATGGTTGCTCAGTCAATTGGTCAAAATCCTCAAGCACAGCAGATTATGGCATCTTTACAAGCTCATATAGCAGAACATCTAGGATTTAGTTACCGTAAACAGATAGAAGAACGCTTGGGTGTACCACTTCCACCACCTGACCAACCGCTATCTGAAGAAGTTGAAGTTGAACTTGCCAAACTCGTTGCAGATGCAGGTAAACAACTTACACAAGCACATCAACAACAAGCTGCCCAGCAACAAGCACAAGAACAGGCTCAAGATCCAGTTCTTCAGTTACGGCGTGAAGAAGTTGCTGTTAAACAAGCAGAAGTACAACGCAAAGCTCAGAAAGATCAAGCTGATGCTGTTCTGCAGCAAGCTGATTTACAACGTAAATCACAGAAAGATCTTGCAGATGCAGCTATAAATGCCCAGCGAGTAGAGAATGAACAGACAAACATAGTTGTAGGCGCACAGAAAGCTAAAGCAGGTATTGATGCTGACGTTAAACGTGAGTCTGATAAATTAGATCTTGATATATTCAAGGCTGTAACAGAATCTAATAAGAACCAACCCTCTTGAAGGAGCAATATAACTTATGGCAAAAACCGTCTTTGACGTGCTTAAAGAACGTATCGGGGAACAGCGTTCCTCTGCAGTAACTTTCCTATCAAACGGCAGTCCAAAAGACTTTTCTGAGTATAGGGAATTATGTGGTGTTATCCGAGGTCTAGACACCGCACTTTCACATATTGATGACCTCTCGCGTAACTTTTTGGAAGATGAAGATAATGACTAAAACAGCAGTACAATCTATTGCTAGCGAAGAAGAATTTGATGCTCAACTACCTATACCGGCTGGGTACAGATTGCTAGTAGCGTTACCAGACATTGAAGATACCTATCAAGGTACTTCACTCCTTAAAACAGATGTAGAGAAGCATCGTGAATATATTCTCTCTATTATGGGGGTTGTTCTGGACATGGGTGATAGCGCATATACTGACAAAGAACGATTTCCTAGTGGTCCTTGGTGTAAAGTAGGAGATTACGTTATGTTTCGTATGAATACAGGCACTCGTTTTAAGGTTAATGGTAAAGAGTTTCGATTAATGAATGACGATTCCATTGAGGCAGTTATCCCTGATCCTCGTGGTATTTGCAATGTATAGGAGATAAGATATGCCTTTTGAGAAAGTTGAATTTAGTTTTCCAGAACCTGATGATACAGAAAAGTCATCAGCTATAGAAATTGAAGCCTCTAGTGCTATGGATGTTAAATCTCCTAATAAAAAATCAACAGAAGATGAATCTAAATCTGATGATTTTGAGGTTGAAGTTGTTGATGATATGCCTAAAGCAGATAGAGGGCGTAAAGTTTCCGAACCCCCTGAAGAAGTTACTGATGAAGAGCTTGAAGATTATTCTGATAAAGTTCGCAATAGAATCAAACACTTTAGTAAAGGATACCATGATGAGCGCCGCGCAAAAGAAACAGCTCTTCGTGAACGAGAAGAGCTTGAACGGTATGCTCAAAAACTAATAGAAGAGAACAAAGGGTTAAAAAGTTCACAGACTAAAAACCAAACTGTTCTTTTAGATCAAGCAAAGCGCAGTGCTGATTCTGAGCTAGAAATAGCTAAACGTGAGTACAAAGAAGCGCATGAAGCAGGTGATACAGATGCACTAGTAGAAGCGCAAGAAAAGTTAACAACTGCTAAGATTAAATCTGATCGCTTAAATAACATTCAATTACCTTCTTTACAGGAAGAAGAAACTACTGTAAAAGAAGTTAGTACGCAACCTGCCCCAGTGCAGGTTGATGAACGTGCTAACGAATGGGCCAAGGCTAATCCTTGGTTTGGTTCAGACGATGAAATGACAAGTTACGTACTGGGACTGCATAATAAACTTGCCAAACAAGGTATGGACCTACAAAGTGACGAATACTACGAGACTATTGATGCTCGTATGCGTAAAGTATTCCCAGAAGAATTTGAGGATACTGAAGAAGAAAAGGTAACGCCGAAACGTCAGGCCAATGTGGTTGCACCCGCTACGCGGAGTACTTCTCCTAAAAAGATTGTACTAACGCAAACACAAGTAAACCTAGCAAAGCGTTTAGGAGTTCCCCTTGAAGACTACGCCAAACAGGTTGCAATTGAAATGAGGAAAGACGCAAATGGCTGATAACAGAATTAACCGTGAGCAGACGACTAGAGAAAAAACGACCCGTAAACGAGCTTGGCAGCGCCCCGAGGTGCTTCCCTCACCTACTCCCGAGCCGGGTTATGAATTTCATTGGATTCGTGTAGCTACATTAGGTCAAGTTGATGCCACTAATGTTTCCTCAAAATTACGTGAAGGTTGGGAGCC